ATTCTGGATTGGATGCCTTCCCTAGAACGGATTGGATGAAGGCAGGCGAGTGCCTTGCAATCGCTCAAAAGATACTGGACGGAATTGAAGATGGAGATCCAGAAGTTATGGATCTTTGTCCAAGTCCCCTTTCAGGAGAATGGGCGGGAGAATCCTTGAAGGAAATCTTTGGAAGATCCCCCACGCAATCAATGATGGACAATTATGAAAATGGTTATCGTGACGGATTCTTTTCCTCTTTGTCCAGTTGTGCCATCGGTGAAAAGACTCGTTTCGGTAAACTATAACCAAAAACCAAAAGAAAGGAAACACAAATATGATCGCAGAAGTTCACGGTGCCGTCTACTTCGCCCACGGTTTGATTTTGGGCGGAATCTTGGTTGCGTTTGCGATGTTTATCGGTCGGAAATAAGTCTCCCCTTGTCCTCCCCTTTAAACGGGGGAGGCAAAGGTGAGATTGAATAGAATCAACCTACAAATTGGCTATTTTATTTGACCAATAAACGGCAGCGTAGCAATTAACCAGGAGCATTATGACCAAGGAACAAATCATCAAAGAGTATCTTTCCAGCCTAGGCCGAATGGGCGGGAGCGTTAAGGGGCCACAGAAAGCCCGGAAGTTATCGCGGGAGCATTACGAAAAAGTGTCGCGCATTCAGCGGGAGCGTTGGGCCAAGTGGCGGGAGCAGAACAAACGGTAGGCTGGCGACCCTATAAGGGCGGTATAAGGACGCTATGTCCTATAAGGGATATGTAAGAACGGTACTTCAGCGACCGATAGAAACGCAACAGGCTCGGTTGCCCAAGGATTCAGGCACTGGCTTGGGGCTGGGTTTTGGTTTAGGCAAAGTATTCCCGCATCCACCCGATGTTGACGATGTTTTCATTTGCCTTGAAATAGTCTCTTGGTTCTTTGCAGTACTCATCAAATTCATTTGTAGTCTGCCATCGGATTCTTTCAAGAACAATAGCTTTAAGATTCATTTTCTCTGCAAGCTTTGACCTAAAATTCTTTCCTAGTTCAGCAAACTCTTCGGGTGTCCATACCGGCAGATTAAGAATGCTCTTATACCTGCGGGCTATGGCTTGGTTTATGTATTGGCATCGCTTCCTAAAGGACTCAAAATACTTGTTTGATAAAACGGTATTGCAGTCGCTGCAAGCATATGTCCTGACCCCCTTGCCCCTTACAGCCCCGGTTCTGACTATCCTGCCGTCAAAGAAGGACACGGGTATTACATGGTCTATAGTGTTTGCAGTATACCCACAATAGGTGCATATACCCTGGCATCCGAACAGATAGTCTGGCACCATCTGCTTCTCATGGAATGTTGCTAGGGTCGATTTTTGCATCAAAACCCCGCCACGGGGCTATTAGGGCGGTTTTTGGGCATTCTGGAGGCTTTTTTAAGCCGACCTGACTACCACTTGCGGCAAGACCAGTAGCGTGCGGTCAGCTTGCCAGGCGGGTTGCTATCACACCTATGCCTAGCCCTAAAGCTCTTACGCCGTCCGGGTATGGACTTCTTAATGGTCATCTTGGGATCGCCAAAGCGGATGGTCTTGGACTTGCCATTGGCGCACGCCCTTACCCTAAACTTCTTTGACCCTCCAGGGGTACGCACCGGCCTGTTGCATGGGGATTGTCTCATTGGTTTAATGCTCCTGCCAGTAATTTAATCTTTTCCTGGTGTACTTCAAGGAACTTTCCCAGGTCCTCCAGATCATCTGTCAGGCTTACCATATTTGCCTCATACACCTCACGGGAGCAGTCGGCTAATATGTCGCCACAGAGTCGATCCACCTTGCCTATGGTCTGATGCAGGCGGGAGTTCTCCGTAAGAAGAAGCTCTATATACGCCCAGGCTAGGTCAACGCGAGGGCTTTTCACTGAAGCCGCCCTTCTTGGCCTTCATCATGCGCCAAGTGCGGGGTGAAATGGTGGATTTGGACTTGGGACGGGATGTGCCAGCCTTACGGCGGGCGTTGATGTTGGCGTATAGGCCGGGGCGTTTCATTCCCCTAATATACCACACCCATCCCGCACGCCCAAGGGCGCGTGTCCCTGCGGGTGCCAGCTTTTCTTTCCCTGGGAACACTCAGGCAGTGGATTTTCCTCGGAACCTGCCGTCAGGGGAGGGGAGGGTAACGACATAGGAGTTACCCCTCCCCCTGGTTCCTCGGAACTGTCTTTTGCCTTATTATATATAAGGGTATGGCAGTAGAGTAAATGGCAGGGAAATGACAGGCTGAACTGACAGCTAGAAGCTGGACTGGTTGGCAGTATACAAATCCTTCTCCAACAGTATCTTGCCAGCCTTTGTCAGCCGTTTTAGGTGTCGATAGAAGGTTCTCTCTGAAATCTTGCACTTGTCCATGATGTGACGGCACAGGTCGGATGCCTGCCATCCCTTACTGCCCATCTCCCCAAGGAACCGCTCGTCACCTATGACGGGCTTGGCGCCTGGCCTCTTTAGGTTGTCAGGGTTCAGGGCATAGTTGGGTCGGAACATGGGGTAGTGCCACTGGATGACAAAGGGGTCCATCGGGCTGAAGTTGCGGAGCGTGACATCACAAGTGAAGGTACGCTCGTCCTCCTCATGCGGTGTCAGTACGACCAAACTGTCAGGGTTCCGGGCGAACACCCCTGACCCAGAGAAACGGTCGATGGCTTCCTTGGATGAGGCGTTGCCCTTGGCGAAGTGGTGCGACAGGATGACTGACAGGTTGTGCTTGGTAGCCAGTGCCTCCAGCTCGTTCATCAGGCTGGCCATATCCCCTGCGCTGTTCTCGTCGCGGTCGCCCATCAGCATATAGTTTGGATCTAGGACGATGGCCTGGTATCCCCTGCCCTGGATGTGCTTCTCGATGATCGGGCGGATGAATGTCAGGTCGGCGGCATAGCCACGGAGCGTCCAAACATCGAAGTCTTTGACCTGATCTGGGGTCAGGTTCTTTGCCTTGATGACATCGGCCAAGCGGTTCCTGAAGCTCCACTCTTGGATCTCGAAGTTGATGAACAGCACCCTGCTCTTGCGGCACTTGTTGCCCCACCAATCCGTGCCGGTGTGCAGGCTTAAGGACAGGTCGATCAGACTCCAGCTTTTGAAAGCCTTGCTGCCACCGCCCAGGAGCAGCTTGCCCCCCTGGTGCAACATCCCTTCGATCAGCACCTCCGGCTCCGGCAGTTTCTCCTTGGCCAGATCCTCGTACCTCTTGATCGGCGGCCACTGATCCACCGGCTGCTTCACCCCCAATCCCACGGCTGGCTCTATCATTTCCCCTCCTTGCAAAACCAAAGAAAACTTTGGTATGTCGTGTCGTTTCTTTTCGCCCCCGGAATCCTAACCGGCTGGCTTGGCTTGAAAGTCGCAGGATCGCATCCGAGCGGAACAAGGAAAGCTTTTAGTTGCTCCATCCATTCTTTCTTGGGCGGGTTCTCGAACCATCCATGCAGGCTCTTCCCGCCCGTGTCCACCACGGCATACATCCTCATCTTGAATAGATCGCGCATGGCCTGGAACACCGCGCCCATCTGCGGCTTGGTCAGCGTGTCGGACTCCACCACCAAATAGACCCTGGTGTCCACATTCTCGTTGGCGCGGCTGACCGATCCCGGCACGAACACCGCTCCGGTCGTGTAGTTGCCCACCGGCGATGGCAAGCCCATCCACTCGCTGACCTTGCGGAAGTTCTGCGGATGCCTGCCGCTGTCCTTGACATCCCCGATCCAGATCAGATCGCTTGGCTGCCACAAGGTCAGGAAACGGTGGTAGTCGTCGGCAGGATCATCCAGCTTGATCGGACTTTCCTCGAACATATCCGCTGGGTCCCAGTTGTAGTGGGTCAGATACCGGCTCTTGTTCGATTCGGCAATCGTCTTGATTCGGTCAATTATTTCGCTCTCAGGATCTTTCTCAATCACCAGCTTTACCGGATTATCCGATTGCTGGATCGGCCTACCAAGATTGTCATGCAGGATCGCCCGGCGCAGCTTGCGGTTGGCTTCGTCGCGGTACGCCATGCAGGAGGTGTGCCAGCAGAAGATCGTGGGTACTCCGTCCACGAACACCGTGGTGTCACGCAGTCTAGTATGGCTGGTGTGCGTAGCCTCTCCTGGGCAGTGGCACAGCCCGTGGTTCTCGGACTGCCAATCCACCTGACCCACGATGGCTTCGGCTTTGCGTTGATTCTCGTTCATATCAGAAATTCATGCCGGTGATTCAAGGGGCGACACACACTAGGAGGACAGCCCGTTGCAGAATCTCTCTGCACACCACTCCGGCATTGGTTCATGTTTTATATCCGTTAGGTTTTTGCAAAACTTCTCCAGATTTTTTAAGCGACTCATACCCTGAGCATATTGCAGATCTGAAAAAATCTGCCTTCTTTATTCTTCTTGTATAGCAAATGCTATCGAGTTTATTGAAATCATCCTCAGTAATACTAAAACATATTGCTTTTGTTATTCTATCTTTTAAGCGTGGCTTGTGAATTACATTATGGGCAGGATTCTCCCTGTTTATGGCATCCCGCTCCATTAATTCAATCTGATCCTTTGTGCAATTAATTTTTCTTACATCTTGCCTTGCCACCTTTGTATACCAACTTGAGGTTGATCTGTGATGTCTGAATCTTTGATTTGGATTGTTTGTTATTCCAATATAAAGAAGCTGGTCTTCTGACGAATACAGTCTGTATATAAAATAATCCGCGCTCATCCCTCCAGCTCCATCGCCTTCTTCGCCGCCTCGACAATGTCCTGGGCGGTGATGTTGCGAAGGGCATTGCACCACATCTGCGTCTTCGGTGTCTTGTTTGTCGCGTCCTTGCACTTCTGCTGCGGTAGACCCGCATGAGGGCGGCACGGAGCGTGCGGGCAAGTGTCAGGCTTGAAGACCGAGATGTTCTTCGGGTAGTAGGTCATGCGGTCGTCTGGGTGGTAGCTGCCCCAAAGCGACACACAAGGCGTGTCGAAGGCGGCTGCCACATGGTTGACACTGCTGTCCGGTGCCACGACAAAGTCCGCCCCGCTTACGATGGGGAACAGCGAGCGGAACTGCTTGGTCACGTTGAACAGGTCGATCACGCGAGGGTGATCCACCTTGAAGTTGTTTGAGTTGTCCAGCCCGATGATGACCG